CTCAGGAGCGTCAGTCTGTACCCACCATGCAGTGGCAGAAGTCAAACGGCTGATAACAGCGGCGCCCTCGTCAAGCAAACCGATAGACTTGATAGGATTCAAGTCGTTGTTTGCTGTACCAGTACGCAATACTGATTTCAACAATACTTCAGCTTGGAAGATGTTGCCGGGTGCCACAACCAATTGGCGTGGAACCAAACGAATCTTCTTACCATTGTTGTCCACAGCTTGACGAATTTGAATCAACATCTGTTCGAGAGATGTTTGTGACAAGTTCGCTGATGTAGTCAACTGGTTGCTGAATGTACCATTCACGATTGGGTGAGCAGTGTTGATCAACGATACGCCATCACCACCAACATAAGAACTATTGAAGGCTCTGTTCAAAATGTTTGCACAGAGAGTTTCTTTAGTCTCAATCAATGATTGGGCAAGGTGACGAGCATACACTTGACCGATACGGATGTGGTCGCCATCTTCTACCAACACTTTAGTCAATGCGAAGGCTAAACCATACACATTGTAAATATAGCGTTGGAGGAAGAGTACACCACCTTGCTGATAGGACACTGGGGTTCCATCAGGCAATTGGGGTGCGGCTCCAAATCCGTAAAGGACTGGCTCTTCGTGGTAGTTTCTTGGAATACCCTCTTGTTCACGGAAAACACGAGACCATTCGTCTTCACGGAGGTCATAAACTCCATCGAAACACTCATTAAGAATAGGTTCAACGATGGATCTAAAGTCCGTACTTCGCATTGGTGCGGCCATGATTTAGCTCCTTATGCTATAGCAGTTACAGAACCGAAGAACTGTGACTGTGCGTTAACGACACGAACAACTGTATAGGTATCACCCCATGCATTGTCCACATATGGTGCTAGATCGACGACTCGCATCTGTCCTTGAACACCGTTGGCGGCGGCTGTTGCAGAGCCTAAAGTGGCTTGCGACAAACCAGTGGTAGAAGAGCCTGCTGTCACGTTAGTGAAGTTGTACTCGCCACCGATAGTAGTTTGAGCCATAGCACCGTCTGCTTGAATTTCATAAACGATGTTTTGATCGTTGTAGAAATAAGCAACAGCAGAACCTGTGATATAGGTAGTGCTTGCAGGATAGTAGTTAGAAACCCTGCGACGACCAGTTGTATCAGTCCACTCAAAACCTGCAAATGCTCCAGACCAAGCTACTGCTGATCCAGATGCAGGGTTAGTAGTCAAAGGGACAATCACGCCTGCTGATGCTGAATAAGCAACAGGCTGACCCTTCAAGATTTGGGTTCCGTAACCCGATGTAATTCCATTGGCTAACGCCTGTGCACGATCCAGACCAGAAGGGTGGAACGCAGGACGTAAGCCGAATGGAGCGTTAGTTGCTGACATAGTAACTCCTTGTTAAAAAATCCTCACCCATGGAATATGGGATCGGCAACATTTTTTCTGCTTAACTGCCTTAGACCATCGCCTTCGATGTCAGCTAGACTTCTGCCTGAACTGTCTTGTGCACCTTGGAGTTGCTCAACTTGGACTCTGATCTTCTCAGCTTCCTCATTGGGTGCCTCATGATGCATCTGTAACATAACGTCTTGATAAATGTCCATTGGCAATTTATACAGGATCATTTCATTACAGGCAATAAAACCAACGTGCTCTCCTGCTTTGACTTTGTAGTTCTCGAAATGAGGCATCTCGTCTGCTTTCACAGGGACATATCCCAATCTCATACGCTTATCAATGCTATCGTAGCTGTTGGTAGTTGACAGCCAACACAGATGCCACCCCGGCATCTCAGGTACTTTGGGTAAAGCACTCTGTGTCCATTCCTCACTCCACATCTTACGACGTTCCTGTGCACTCATGAACTTCTCTTCTGGAGGTTGTCTAGTGGTATCCTGACTAGCACGACTTTCACGACCACCTGCATTGAGAGATTTTTTTAAACGTGATTCCATTTGTTTGATTCCTTAGTTAAGTTGTACGGTTTCTAGCTTCTTGTGCATATCGCTTGATCATCTTGGCTCTCTTCTGGGGATCATCCCAGAATCCTGCATCTTTCATCGCTCTCACCTTTTCGGGATCAAGAACAAAAGATGTTCGGTTAGTAGAACCATTAACAGTCTCACGTCCAGTGCTAGTCTGTACACTCCTTGGTCTCTTAACAGACGGCTTCACGTCCATATCGTCATTGTATCTAGGGTTGATACGCTTTGACAAGCGATTGTCAAGCTCTTCCCAATACTCAGGATCAGAAGGGTTCCACCCCTCTTTTACTAAGTCCTCATCGATCACTTTGGCGATTCTTGAATCGGTATCATTCCCATTCGGGTTGTACCATGAATTCCTCTCCATCCAGTCAGAAGCGTACTTCTGTACCCTTGGATCAGGAATATTGTTGGTTTGTTGGGGTTTGACCTGAGCTTCCTTGAACCCCTTGAGATCACGGATAGCTGTCCTAGTCTCGTCCCACATCTCTTGGGCTTTATTGAAGGCATCCCCATCGGAAGACTGCATAGCCTCAGACATCTTCATCTTGGCGTACTGCAATCTCAGTTCTTGGTCTTCAATAGCCTTGTCAATTCGAGCTAAGTCTGCACTGTGGGTCTTACGCTCCACCACTGCTAGACGCTCCATCAGAGCCTCGTTTTGTCTTCTAAGAAGGTTCAGTTGGGCTTCCTTCTCGCTAGAAGTTGCCTTGGCTATCTCCTTCTTGTATTTGCGCTTGGCTCGTCTAGCCTCACGAATGGCTTGGGTGTCGTCAGGATGGTCTTCTCCACCATCATCAGGGACTTCCCCACCCTGAGCTTTCTGCTCTTCAACATCATCCTCAGGAGCCAAGTCCTCAGGAAGGTCAACAACTGCTGAACCGTCAAGTTCTTCCTTGACTGTGATGTCCAGTTTCTCTGCTGTATCTGTACTCATATAAACGCCCTCATTGCTAGTGGATCACAAGTAACTTTGGCAATAACTTCGTGGTCGTTTAGGATCATGAACAAGGCTTTATCCTCATCTTGCTCACCATCGACTTCAACTTCCCATCTATCGCCACCCCATTTGGGTACACGGATGTAGTCTCCAACCTCGCACCATGAGCCTTCAGGCCAACCTTGCATAGTGTCTCGGTTCTTGAACGCTAGAGGGCCAATCTCGATGACCTTAGCTACCATGTTTTGCCACTTTTCAGTCTCTTTGGTCTCTTCAACCAAAATGATCCCTGCACTAGTCGTCTTCTTTTTAGTACGTCTTAACTGAACTAAAATTCTTCCACCTAATGGCTTCGCTCCGGGATCTACAACTGGAAATGCCCAATTTATCTCAGCTTCGTTAGAAGCTACCGTGCTATCGCTCATTCTCTATTTCCTCTTCTTGTGTTAACAAGTTGTTAATGGCATCCAAAACTTCTTGGTGCCCCAAATAAATACCCACCATACGTTGGTACGCTTCCCATGTAGAAGCATTTCCTGCTCCAAGAGAAAAAGCTATTTCAGCTTGGCGTGCCTTGATAACGCTGATGACTTGTGTTACTGAGATCATTTATTTTTTCTTAGCTTGTGAGAGTCCTCCTTGGGGTTTTGATGAATTTGATCCACCTTTGGGTTGCATAGATGTACCGTCGAGCTTCTCGCCCTGAGCAATACGCTTGTGCTGTGGCACTTCCACAGACTTTTGTTCTGCATCACTAGACATTTCGTCCTCCTAGAAAGTTCTGGGCTTGGTTTTCCAGTCCCAGTGCAGTTTTCACCTGCTCTTGTTGCAATTTCGACCCCTCATGGGTCAATTTTGCAGATTCGATACGCTCACGAGTGAGGTTATCCTCAGCACTCATGGCAACTTCCATCTGTTTTTCAGCCATAAACCTGTCAGCATCTGCTTTGAGCTTGGCTTGCTCCAAAGCTTGGTCAGTTTGCATCTTAGCCTGAGCCAATTGAGCGTCAACTTGGTCTTTCTTAGCCCTACGCTGTGTCTCAGCCATAGAAGTCTGTACCAAAGCTTGTGCATCAGCGTCCATTGGGGGCTGTGCTTGCTGTTTCAACTGCTGAATCTGTTGCATCATCTCTTGGAAGATGGGCATTACATTGGCAAATACTTGCTCAGAGTCCTTCTGGACGTGCTGAGAAGCCAATGCATACAGCTTGTCAGCCTTAGGAGTGACCTTAGGATCGTCATAATCGATCTGTCTACCCCTCAATGCTGTCTCAACGTACTCATTCATCCTAGATTGGTACCACATAGCAAAGTGTTCTTGGATGTGAGTGACCATAGGTTGGATCAAAGCAGGCATAACCAGTGGGTTTTTACCCCCAAACACTGGGTTTTGGTAGAAATCTAGGTGACTTTGGATGTGAGCAAGGTGATCTTGCTCGTCATAAGCCTTGGCAGGTTGACCAGTCATCATCAAGACGTTCTCTTGTGAGCTATCGATCATGTCCTCCTCAGGCTCCATGACCATTAACTCATTGATCTGAGGTATCTTCATCTGCTTTAAGAAACGCTCGATCACAGCCTTCTGGTTAAACTGCTGTGGGTATTGACCCATGATAGCCATCACAGCCTGAGTCTGAGCCATTCTCTGGGTTTCGGAGAAGATGTGGGGGTCAGAGACTGGAATAACGTCTGTATTGCGCTTAAAGTCATCTCTATGGATGTCCAAGTCAGCGACCATCTCACCACGTCTTTGCTCGTCAAGATACCATCTGTTCAGTCGAGCCAACACTTTGAGGACACGCCCTTGGGATTCGTGCAATCTAGCGTGGATAGCTGAATAAACATGAGCACCTTGCTCGATAAGAGCTTGGGCTGTACCTACAGGCATATTATTACTAGCGTCTGCGATCTTCTCTTCGGAGGTGGAGACCACCCCTTTAGCCGCCTCTGTTAACCATCCCATCAGGTTAAACAGCACTTGGCTAGGTGGGTTGAAGGGCATAGGCATGGCAATCTTGCGTACGTCATCGACGCCCGGTGCTCCCTCGATCTCAGCCACCTGAGTGACCTCAACCTGTTGGGTTTGACCAGACATCCTAGCACCCTTGATCTTCAGCATCGTTGCTGAGTTGTTGATGTGGGCAGAGTCTAGGAGGGCACGAAGCGATCCTGTGAGTGCGGCGCTAAGTCCACCAATCAAGTGTGGCAATCCAATCGCATAAGCTCCACGCCATGGGATGAACTTGAACTCGATCAACCAATCTAGCTTGGTCATCGTCTCGTCACCCTCTTCCCAGTTACGGTAGAGACCAACGCACTTCATGTCTAGTTCGTCAATC